GTCTGCATATGTCGAACGCGTCTCCATCCCACTAATCGCAAATCTCAGTCATCTCAAACCTCGGAATTCGGACCGGAGACTGGGTGTACACACGATATGGAGCGACGAATCCGAATGGAAATGCGGTGTATGCGTCCTGACGTCGTCCGTTCACCATCGCTTCGCCACGCCCATCGTCACCTTCTAACACATCCGGAAAGTAACTAGCGAAATCTGGAGCTTGTCCATCTACACGTGCATCGGCAGTGTTCCATCCGTCAACGAGGATTCGAGGTCCCGTCACATCCGCGCTCAGAATCGGCTTCCTCAAATTTGGGTCTTCCATCCTCCCTTTCAGCACATTAGTGTCAACTGCCGTAATTCGCCAACAACCAATCTCAGTCTGTCGTGACATGAGCTGCCGAATAAGTGCCTCCTCAGCGCGCGCCAGAGACGTTACATGATGCGGCATCATGGCTGCATATTGGACAAAGTGACGACGATTTGGTAAAGACAGCACGAAATAGTGATCTTTCAAACCCTGGAGAATCATGTCAATGACAATCTCATTGTAAGTCACCCTTTCATCAATCCTGACGGTGGCGCCGCTGCACGGGAGATCTGATATTACCGAGATTTCACGCAACAAGTCTTCGACAGTCTCAAAAACCACAATGCCGGGGTGCCGATGCCATACGCCACCATTATCCATCCAAGAGACATCGGCGGAGAAAACTCTTATTCCAGAGACGTGAGAAACATTCAGCTGCGTATATGTCTGAGGCTTAATGGTGACTACGAATGGATCTTCAGCGTGATGCGAGTCATACTGCAAGGAGCGTGTTCTGCGATAGGATACGTTGACGTCGTCGAGAACTGGCAACACCCCAAGCTCAGGCGAGAAAACGGCATCGACTAGCAGACGGTACACTGTCAGAATTGCCGGACGACACATTTGACCGATTCGAACGGGGTTGATCAGTATTGGATCGCCCATTGTCGCGAAGCCTATCATTGGAGCGTAAACGCGAGGGTCCTCGTGAAGATCGTCGAGCATATTGGATGTTTTCCCTAGTCCACGATCCGCCCCTAGAAAGCCAAGATGTTTCGCAAGCATGGCGTACGACTTAGCGGTCAACACTGACGAATTCATGATGACATCGACGATTTGGCGAATTCTTCCTCGAAAGATCGATCTAGTCGACACTCGCCCAACCAAGTCAATCGTTTCACCGCAAACATGTCCAACCTGTAGTATCGACCTGTACGTATCCACCAAGTCACGAGGATCCGTGCCGAAATAATAATTCCTAACGTTATCCCAATCAACACCTGTGGCAGACGGGTTGAGCGCTCCACAAAAGTATCTGCTGTAGACCCCGTGAAAGAAAAGAGCAACATACAAACCTTCGCTCGGCAAGATGGGCAAAAAGAGATCGTCATGAGGGAAAGTTGCAACAGTTGGATACACTCGGGGGGCACCACGAACGTTTAACCTCAGTAACGCATCGGGGTCCTCGCACATGGATGGGTAGGATCTCCAATCAACACCTGGCTGTGGGAGGTTCGTGTATGGGAGCGTGACACCAACAAGCAACGAAGCACAGTACGCGGCAAAGCAATATATGGTGTGAAACCATTCAGAAAAACTCTCCACGAACATGTACAATGCGGTTCGCCATGCGGGATTTGCTGCCGTCGTTTTTGACACCTGTCGTCCTAATCGACTAATATAACGATCGAATATAGTTACAAGTGCGAACGCTGGCGTTAGCTCTCTTGCGACGGGGTACTCCTGAGCGTTTTCATCCAACGGGGTCATGACACGTCCTGGGATGCGCATGGTGAACTGGCGTGAATATCGCGTGGGATCGCGTTGAACATCGAAAAGCAAACCGGGAGCGTTGAGAAACGCTAGAACACGCGTCATGAGGTTCCATCCAGCGGGATCAAGTGCATTCCTTGGTGGTATGGGCTCCAATAACGTAAACCTTTCTATATTAGAGGATATCCGCCTGGTTGCGACCCGTTCTTCAAGCATCACTGGTGTTCCATTTGATCGATACCCCCACGGAAGTGCTCTGAACAGTTCATTTTTAACGTCCGGCAGAAAGGTACGGATGAAGTCAAGCAGTATGGTGGCTTTAACATGTCTATTCCGATCGTATGCCAACGGGTTCATGAGAAATGCAATTTTCGTCGCAAGGAGGACATGAGCGAACTTCCGACTGTCGATTGTTCCGTAATCAGTCGATCTTGGCGTCGATATGTCATACCAGTCAGGCATAAGTTCTAGTGCGAGACATCTTGCAACACGCTCAATGGATGTATCAATCGAGAGACCGATTAGTTCAAAACCCACCTGACCGTATGTAGTGTTGATGACGTTGTGGCTGTCACGAGTCTTGGTCATATTGGCGTTGAGCGTGGCAGGCGTACCGATGACTGTTGTGCGGAGTACAGATGTGGCTAAACCTTCAACGATGACACGAAAATCCTGTCGAAATTGCGCAGAGTACAGAAGAGTGAAATCGCATGCCAGCCGGATTTGTTGATTGTACATGAATATTGCGAAAGATTCTGCTTCACGGCCGAAAGTGTCCAGCACAACGTCGTACTTGCGAAAGCGTAGCATTTCGTTTCTTCCACCAATATCCTGACGTAACACGGAAAGGACACCAAGCAAATCGCGATACGCATCAGGAGATAACTGAAATCCACGCATCTCTGTCAGAAATTCGAAGTTGGCGCGCTTTGTCAACGTGTCAGATCGAGTGTAGCATATCTGACTCAACTTGCGATTCGCATGAAGATTAACACCCTCAGAAACGGTACCTAGTTTTCTCGGTTGGTAGTGGTCGCGCACCTCAGAACGAACCCAATCAAGATGGTGATTCATGACGATGACTTCTGGGTAGTGTGGATATCGTTCGTAATCGTCTTTCATCAATTGACCGCTGACTAGCTCGTACTCATCTGGCCTTGCCATGTTAAATCTACCTGTGAGGCAGTGGTCCTTCTCATCCATTTTCGAAACCATAAGAAATCTACCGAACCGAAATGAAACGCCGATGAGATCGAAAAGCTTTCCCAAGAACCAAGACAGACCAAACCTTCCATTCATGTCGTTCTGAGTGACCAACCCACCAGAATACTGACCCATATCGATCTCTTCTATACCGTCAGCGCGTATAACAGTGTCAGATAAATCGTACGGATTCACCCTCATGGTAATTCCTGGATGAGAAACGTCGATAACTACCCCGATCAAATTCAAACCATGACATGTTTTAGCAATGGTCGGTTGTTCAAAAGGAAACATCATTGGGCTATCAACTGCTACAGGGCCGGSRTTAAGGAATGAAAGGCCGAATACATCACCCTTAGGCATATCGAGATCCGGTCGTAGCGCATAGAAGTGAGGCACATGCTCTGGTGTGGCAATAGCAACATGCTCAACGACTTTGACTGCGGAAAGTGAAAACGCATCTTGGCGGATAGAAAAAGCTGGCGTAGATAACGGAAGCGACGAGTTAGCGTGAATGCGTGACAATTCTCGTGTGGCAGCAAGCTGGTTGAAGACTGCAGAGATCGAGTTAGCTGTTAAAATATCGTCTCGGAGGATGCGACCGAATGATTCCCATGCTTCTGTTGGTTCTCTTGGGTTTGCTTTTTCTTCTTCTTTCTTCAGATCGGAGCTTTGGAGAGGGTCAAGAGGTGTAGAGTCAGCCATGAGGAGGAAAACCAAGATAAGAGGATAGCTGAGGCGATCAAGGGCACGTTCACTAAAAATTGT